CGAAGTCGGGTATGGACTGGTCCCTTGCGCTCAAGCTGAGGAAGCATTGCAGGTATACGCACGAGGAAATTGCCGCCTGTCTGCTGGCCTTTGATTATGGGAAGGCCCGCACGATGCCGGGGCGGTACCTTCAGGACACGGTAAACAGGGCGGTGGGATATGCAGATTCTGGCCGTTGACCCTCATGTCAGGCACATGGCTTGGGCGATCATTGACACGAATGGCGAAACGACGGGTCGTCCGGAAAAGGCTGTTCAGGAGGTAGGGGTCCTCAGGGCCAAGCGAGCCCTGACCCAACAGGAGTGTCAGGATTACTGGGCGGCCTATGCGCTGAACCCTGCACTGGTTGGTAAGGAGCCGTTTGCCCGAAACTCGGTGCATCTTGTGATGGAGACTCCGGACCACCTGAAGAACAAGAGCAACAAGCAGTTGTGCGACCTCGTAGCCCTTGCGATGTGCGCGGCGGCTTTCTGTCAGGGCTGGAGCCAGAACAGGGATACGGTCAGGACGTATGATCAGGTCAGACCCCGGGACTGGAAAGGACGAGTCACCAAGGAACATACGGCGAATGAGGTCCGTATGTTATGTGGCAAGAAGTCCGAAAAGTGGACGGATCACCAGATGGATGCCGTGGCACTGGGGATGTGGTGGTGCAGAAACCACTTTAACCTCCGACCTCTTGCTAAACAGGAACCACATCTTTTTCAGCCATGAGGTCAGTAGCCTCAAAGCAACACTCCCCTCCTGTAATATAACTACATCACAAAAAATTTTATGTTCGCGTAAAAAATTTTGTCTTGACGCGCCATATCAGGTTACGTATCCTCTTCTGTAGAACGAAGCCGCAGAAGGACTTATGGCGAAGAAAGAACGGGCACAGGTAGCTATAACCATTGAGCCTCAGGTCGGGCCGCAGTCGCTTGCCCTTGAGACACGACGGTTTGTGTATGAACTCCTGTTCGGAGGCGCACGCGGTGGCGGCAAGACCGTGTTCCTTCTGATGGACTATGCCGTAGACGTTCTGGAGTATGGTAGGGAGTGGCAGGGTATCCTGTTCCGCAGAAGCTACCCGCGCCTTGACCAGATCGTCAGGCTCTCCAAGGAGATGTTTCCTTCCATAGACCCCGGCGCGGAATACAGGTCCGGGGAAGCAACGTGGTTCTTCTCCAACGGAGCCACCCTGAAGTTCAGGCACCTCGACACAGAAGGGGACGCTGACAACTATCAGGGACACAGCTACTCTTGGATAGGCTTTGACGAGCTTGGCGAGTGGCCCACGTCACATTCCTACAACAGAATAAAGGCTACACTCAGACCCGGAACCCTCCAGAAGAGTGCGGAGAACGTGTTCCGGAGAATACGCTGCACGGCAAACCCGGGCGGTCCCGGACACGGGTGGATCAAAGAGTATTTCATCGAACCGTGCCCGGAAGGCAACAAGCTCCTGATCGACACGGAGACGAACCGCAACAGGATGTTCATCCCGTCGTTCGTCACGGACAACAGGATGCTCTTGGACCGGGACCCGGATTATATCGAAAGCATCCGGGCCAGCACGCAGGGTAACGAGCAGTTGTTCGAGGCGTGGCTCTACGGTAACTGGGACATCTTCTTCGGAAGGTTCTTCGAGCAGTTTGAACCGAAGATTCACCAGATGGACCCGGAAGAGATTCTGGAAGGCGGAAGGATACCGGAGTCTTGGAAGATCGAAGGAAGCCTTGACTACGGTGAAGCCAGCCCGACCTCGTTTGGCCTGTGGGCAACATCTCCGGATGGGCTGAGTGTTCGCATCGACGAGTATTACAGGTCCGGACTCTGGGTCAGCGAGCACGCTGGAAACATTGCCGCACTCATAGAGAACAACCCCTATACGAGCGGGCGCAGGCCCCTGAGGGTGTGGGCAGATCCGGCGATTTTCCATACCCGGGCGGCGGCAGGCATGGCCGCCATGAACCGTATGGTATCTGATGTATTCCGTAGCGTGGGGCTTAACGTGGTCCGGTCGAACAACGACAGGCTCACGGGGTGGCGGTTCCTGAAGAACCAGCTTGCTTGGAAAAAGGGCGATGACGGGGCGCTGGACGTTAAGCCCAGCATACGCTATTTTCCGGGGTGCAGCGACTTCGAGCGCGAGATGACCAACGCGACGTATGCGGGGACGGAGGACAATCCCAAGGAAGATATGGATACCAATGGTGAAGACCACAGCTGTGACGAGACGAGATATTTCGTGATGGGTCGTAGCCTCGGGCATATCAAGAAGAAGGAAGACTTTTTCGTGGGAACGACATTCGAGAAGGAAGTAGCCAAACTGCGACGATCGAGACTCGGAAGGCCAGCCAAGAAACGTGGCTTGGTAGTGGTGGCGTAGATGGCAGAGTTCTATCCCGACGACGAAGAGAGCCGCGTATCCTTCTGGCTCAGGCAGATTGAATACGCAGAGAAGAAGTTCAAGGGCTACTGGGAGCTTGGCGACGTTGTCAGCAACATGTATGAGAACAGCCCAGCCTCAGGCAGGGAGTCTGACCTCGACAACGGCGTGTTCGACGGCGTGCCGATGCGATCGAAGGCCAACTTCGTATTCGCGTTTATCGACCAGAGCATCGCCAACCTGCAAGACAGGAACCCGACCTTCAGGGTGTTGCCCAAGAGCAGCATCTCGACGGACGGAGCGCCCGTCGTCCAGAGCGTGATCAACCACTGGTATCGCGAGACAGGACAGTTCGGTCAGGACAAGCGGTGCCTGCTGGATGCGTTCATATATCCGTATTCCGTGAAGAAGATCGGATATACGGCGAAGCTCAACAGCGATGCGTTCACGCTCAGTGACACGGCGGAGTTCGAGCTACAGACGCCGGAAGAAGAGAATATGTTTATGCTGGAGAGCATCCCGGTCAAGATGCGGATGCACCACGACCACGCAAAACATATCGAAGCGCACACCATCGAAATGCAGAACCCCCTCCTCCCTCCTGAGATCTCGGAGGGATACCTTTCCCTGCACATCAAGGAACACGAAGAGGCCATGCGTATCGGCCAGCCCGACACGCACATCGACATTCAGTACGAAGCGCCCTTCGGAACACGCTGGCATCCCAAGCATTTCCTGTGGGACCCCACCGCAACAGACGGCATCAAGAACGCGAGGTGGGTGGCGTTCAAGGTCCGTCAGCCCCTGTATGCAGTCAAGGCCAACAGCAGGTTCAAGGACACCGATGATCTGGAATCCAATGTCGGCAGGGACGAGGCGGCTCCAAGTATGGAGGACTCCCCGGTCGGCTTCGATGATTTCGGCATGGTGGATATGTGGGAGATCTGGGTCAGGGACTTCCCGGTTTCCCGCAACAAGCGGACGAACATGCTCCTGACGGTTGTTCCGGAACACGACACGTTCCTTCAGGAGATGGACGAGTGGCCCTACAAGAACATGCCTGACTTCCCCGTGGAAGTCCTCACATTCCAGAACGGAACGGAAGAGTTCCTCACGAAGCCACTCATGACACTCGGTGGTGCGGACAACCTCCAGCTTCTGCTTGGAGAGTTTCTGGACAGCATGATCTCTGTGATCCGGAAGCAGAAGAATACGTGGCTGTTCGATTCTGCGGTCATAGATGACGACAAGTGGGAAGAGATCAGGACAGCCCCGGAGTCATCCGGCATCGGAGTAGAGGGTCTGGCAAGTCAGCCGAGCAATGCGGTGAAGCCCCTGCCGTTTCAGGAGATCCACGTTGACAAGCAACAGTTTGTCAACGTCATACAGGACCTGTTCGACAGGACCAACGGAACGCCGACACCACAGCAGAGACCGGGGACGGAAACGGCGACCGAGATCTCCGCAATCGAAAAGAAGAACACCTCCCGCGAGGCGGCACGCGGAAACCTGTTCAAGGAGTTTCAGGTTGCCACGGCGCAGAAGTTCTGGGCACTGCACGCACAGTTCAAGCCGCCGGAGGAGTTCCTGATCGACCCGAGGTCCGGACGATGGTCGAACGTAGACCCTCAGGTGCTTCAGGGGGAATACCGATTCACGATTGACATCTCCAGTCAGGCTGTGGCGCAGAGCATAGAGCGTAAGACCTATCTGGATCTATTGAACTTGTTTGCTGGGCTTGCTCCGCAGTTCATGCAGATGCACGGGACTCCGCCGAACCTGTTGAAGATTGCAGAGCTTCTGTTGACGAGAGGCTACGGCATCACGGACCCGGAGAACTTCTTGCCGGGGTCGAACGAGACCTTCCAGCAGATCACGGAGCAGATGGCAGACCCGGAACAGAGGTCAGGTATCATTCAGGCGCTCACGGACCTCTCGGGTGGGGGATCGATGAACCAGTTCAGCCCCGGACCCGCTAACACGCAACAGTTTGCGGCCAGCCCGACCAGTGCGGCCAGACAGACCAGTGAGGCTCAGCGCATGGAAGGTGCGCCGTAGTGGCGGCGTATTCCAGCGTATCAAGCAACTACCAGACTCTCAAGAGTTCGACGAGGAGAAAGGTTATGCCCACTAAGAGACGCAACAAGAAGAAGGGCACGCGGACGCATGAAGAATTACTGGCTTCGATAGCCCGTGCGGGGAGGTCTATCAAAGGCGGAGACCCGATGCATCAGACCGCGAGCCAAAGATCAAAGGCCCCGGGAAAAGACCGAACCATCAAGGCCCCGGGTCCCCGGCCATCGCCAAAGCAGTCATGGAAGCAGGGTGGTCTAACCGGAACGGGTGATGTCTATCGCGAGCCTGCCCGACCGGACGTGAAGGTCACCGATCTGAGAAAGAAGAAAAAGGGTGGGAAGAGCCTCATGTCCCGCGCGTATTCGGCGGTAGACAAGAGTGTTTTCGGTGGTGCTCTCCCCGGAGGAGCCAAGCGCGGACTTCCGATGCATCCGCTGTATATGGACAAACTTGTTGATGAAACATCAGCCGCGTCCAAGGATGCCAAGAAAAAGAAGAAGCGTCGCCGCAGATCAAAACCCATACACAAACGCTAATGCCTACATACGACTATCACTGCACCTCGTGCAATAGCTATACCGAGCACATTGTCAGGTATGATGACCGACACGATGCTCAGGTATGCAGAACCTGCACAAAGCAAAAAGCCGAATACGTGATGACGATGCCGCACACGAGAGTGTTCGAGCCCTACCACGACGAGGCGCTTAATTGTGATATTCATGGCGAGAGGCATCGCCAGCAAGTCCTTGCGGCAGAAGGACTTCAGGAGGCTGGGGACAGGGTTAACGGAGCGCGGGAGTTCGACGCTTCCAACCCCGGGAATGCGGGTGTTATGCCGTTGCAGGGCATATCCCACGATGACAACAGACGCAATACAGATAAACGCCGCCGTCAGGCTGGCGAGATGGTTGTAGGTGTAGATACTCAAAACGCGTATGGGGAGGTCAAGACCTCTTGGCACAGGACGAAAGATCTTGAGTCCAAGGCGGAAACCAAACCTCCTTCAATACGCGAAGCCATAAACCAAGGGTAAGTCGAAGGAGGCACGATGAACTCTTTAGATCCAAGACAGGACAGTAACGCAGAGGATACAGAATCTTTCCGTGACGCTATTGATGAGGCCTCGGAAGATTATGACCTCGACCCGTTTACTGAAACCGTCGAAGACGCGGAGCTAGATGAGCTTCTTGGTAGCTCCAACCAATCCCATACCTCGGATGAAGGCGAGGATACTTCGGCAACGGAGTCCTCACTTGAGCCTCAGCGGGGCGTTGGCATTGACGCTGTACTCCAAGAAGCAGAAGACAAGTTGGGACCCGAATACGCTAGGGTTATCCGCGACTTGCAGGCTGAATATACGCGTGGCAGACAGGAAATCGCAGAGGAGCGCAGGCGAACCAAAGACCTGACGGGCCGCATGGAAGAGCAACTCCAGAGGATGGAGGAGCTTAACAATGAGGAGATTTCGGAGTCGGACGAGGAAATCGACCAGCTTCGAGAGACGATTACCGACGACCACAGGGACCTCTTCAGGTTGATGCTTACCGAGCTTGGTCCGGAGTGGGCGGAGGCGAACGGATACGTCAGGTCGGGTGACCTGAGCCGCATGAGGGAACAGCAGGTTGCTGTAACCGAGCGGCGGGACGAACTGAACGACTCTGTTGATGTAGGCATTGACAGGTACGGGAACGCCTTTGGCTACAGGGCTGAGGATGGATCGTTCATCCTTAACCAAGAAGCCAAAGACAAGATGACTCCCGTATACGAGCGTCTTGTAAGAAACCTCCCGGAAGGTGTTTCTTTCCCCGGGACAGTTCTGGATGTCTTCGAGATCACCTTTGGTGGTGACGAGGCTGTCCGGGCTGCGGAGGGAAGGGATCGGGTTGAGGAACTGGGACGTATTGGTGGGGTCGCCAATGGCTCCGCTGGTGGAACGTCCAGCCTGAACTGGTACAAGCAAGGGGAGAGTTTGGGCAAGACGATCAGAAAGGCCGCTGCTTTGTCTGCGCGTGAGATCAGCGCAAACCGCAGGTAGTCCTGTTAAACAACAGGAGTAATTGAAAGATGGCAGCATATAGTTCACTGACTGAGAATTTTCAGACGCTTCTGAGTTCCACGATGCACAAGGTGCTCGGGACGGGTGCGTTTGCGGATAACATCTTCAACGCAGACCCCCTCCTTTCGTGGCTCCGCTCGGGAGACCGCATCAAGGTAATCGACGGCGGCGAGAGAATCCGCGTGCCGATCCTTTACGAGAAGTCCACGGCTGGTGGTTACTACAGCGGATACGATCTGCTGGATACCACGGCTCAGGAAGGCCACACAACGGCGTTCTTTAACTGGAAACAGGCCGCATACAGCGTCTCCGTTTCCGGTCTCGAACTCCGCACGAACAGTGGCTCGAAGGAAAAGATCAACGACATTCAGGAAGCGAAGATCTCGCAGGCCGCGAAGTCTTTGTCCGACACGATTGCCACGGGTGTTTACTCGGACGGCACAGGGTCGAGCAACAAGCAGATCACGGGCCTCGGCGCGATGCACGCAACGGACCCGACAGCCTCTGCTTCGTATGCAGAGATCAGCCAGTCGGATAACTCGGCATGGCGGAACCAGTCTGAGGCCAGCGTTGGTGCTATCGCCACGAACCTGATGTCGAAGCTCCGCACCCTGATGAACGACTGTACGCAGGGCAGCGGTGGCGTTGACACCAGCCCGGACGCAATCTTCACCACGCAGACAGTTCATGAAGGACTCGAAGCTCTGCTGTTCCCGATGGTCCGCTACCAGCCGAATCCGGGTGGTGGCGCTGATGCAGGCATCGAAACCCTGAAGTTCAAGGGTGCATCGATCATGTGGGACGCCTTCTGCACATCAGGTGAGTTGCACGCCCTGAACAGCGCACACGTTGGTATGTTCATTCACAAAGATGCCAACTTCGCAATGGCTGACGGCGGCTTCCAGCGACCCACAAACCAAGATGCCTTTGTGACGCAGATCCTCCTTCAGGCCAACCTCGTGACAAACAACCGCCGTAAGGGTGGAAAGTTGTCAGGTCTTTCATAAGGAGCTTAGAGTATGGGAGCCGTAACGCCAACCCTTGATGCCAATTCACCGCACTCGTCGGGAGATCACTTCGTTGTGACCGGTACCGTTGTTCTTGCGAACACGAATGCGGCTGAATTCCGCGTTGCGCCCTCTACGGGCGGTGTTCTGTGGTGTCATGTGGAATGCACCACGGATGATGCAACAAACGATACACGGGTAGTGATCAACCAAGAGGACGATTTTTCTACGGCCTCGCAGGGATTGGTTGCTATTCAGGCAGAGGCAGCAGACACCTTCCGCTTTACGGCGGGTGTAGTCATTTAAAGCCGAAACATCTGGAGAGGAGTAGGCCATGCAGTTTATGAGTGTAAGCCGACAGGAAGCCGAGAAGGTCTTCGTTGTCGTAGAGAATAACGAGGGTGCAGAACTGCTCCCGGGCGTGGTTTGTGAGATGTCGATCACGACTACGGACGCGGATCAGGGACACCTCGTCGAGAAGGTTGATGTTGCTGTAAACGCCACAACGGGTATCGCCGCTCCGGTCGCCGGAGTTGTTGATTCCACAATCGCAACGGGTGCAGTGGGGCGTTTGCAGGTGTATGGTCCGGCGACGGTTCGTGCTTCCGCAGCCCTTAACACTGGACGACTGGCTGTTGCTACATCTGCGGGTGTTGCACCTACAGGTGTTGTGACTGCTGATGTTCAGACAACCACGACGACTGCGGCATATGCACGGGCATCTCTGGGCTTCTGCCTTGAGAACGTCAACGCTACGCAGGCTCGTGTTCAGCTACAGCTGATGTAAACTGGTCAAGGGGCGCTTTGGCAGGTCCCGCTGGGGCGCGGGGGGTTGGAATGAGCCTCCCGCCCCTCGCGCACCCTATAAGGGAGGCTCTCGTAATTAAATGGATTATAAGATTCCGGCAGATGTAAAGATCTTAGTAGCAACACCGAACTACACGAACACGTTTCACGCCACTGTCCACACGAACCATGTGGAGTGCGCGGACTACTGGTCAAAACAGAATATTGACTACAACTGGACGATCATCGGCAGGTCGTTTGTGCATTTTGCGCGAACACAGATGTGTCAGGTTGCAGTTGAGGGCGACTTCTCGCACATCTTCTGGTTGGATGATGATGCGATTATAGACCCTGAGATACTCCCTAGGTTTATTCAGCACGACAAAGATGTGGTTATTGCTCCGTATCCGATGCGGAAAATGCCACACGAGATTGGTGTGCTGTTCTCTACGACGGGAGATTTTCATGACCACGAGTCGTACCGGAATCTGACGCTTGATGACCTTAACAAAGGTCTCATGGAAGTCGATGGCGGTGGCACACACGCGATGCTCGTGAAGGTAGATACCCTCAAAAGGAAGGGTGAGCCCACGGAGGAGAGCGTTCTCCCGGCACAGCTGCACGAAGCCTTCGAGAAGCTCAACGACCAAGAGCGGATGCTTGCAAAACAGTTCTTGGGAGACCCCCCGAAGGGGAACCTGTCCTTTCAGGAGGAAGATAAGTCTGGAATCCCCTACTTTATCATGCCCAAGTCAGGCACCGAGGACATGTACTGGTGCTACAGGGCAAAGAGGAAGGGGATTGAGATCTGGTGCGACACCGATGTATTCTCTGGTCACATGGGATTCGTTCCGGTTGTAACCAGAGAGTGGAGAGAGCACGCAGAGAAGTCCTTGGAAGAATTTGGTGAGGACCAGCGCACATACCTGAGTATCATACCGGGAGACGGTGATGTCCGGAACCACTATGCAATGGTTAAGGACAAGGCCGCAAATCTTGTATGAACATCAAGCTCTATATGTGCTACGACTGTCGTCAGGGCTTCGACATTGAACTATCCGGGGGTATTAAGTGCCCCGAGTGCGGGGGGAACAAGTGGAAGGCTATAAGCAGGCTCCCTGCATCAGCAGATAAATACAGATACGAGTGGGCTAAGGACCACGGCGTGTTTGTTTTGAACGAAGGAGAAGGTCCGGAGGCTTACAAAGGACCCGAGGGAGGCTCAAGTGAAAGCGAAGCAGAAACAGCAACAGGAGCAACTTCTTGAGGAGTATAAAGATGTAAAGCTGGGGATTTCTGCAAACATCTCTAACAGGTTGAGCATAGAAGGCGGAGGTGCCGTGAGGGAAGGTGCCAATGCTGAGTTTTCTCCGAGGCTTCTTATGAAAGACAAGGGGCGCGGGAACTACGAAATCGATATGTTCTTTCCTAAGAAAATTGTTGGAGAGATGACGGTGTGGGGTATTGATGAGGGGTTTGCAGTAATGCTGTCAGGTGCCGTCAAGGCACTCCGCCCGAAGGTTGTATTTGAAACAGGAACGAACAAGGGCAGATCAACAAGGGCTATTTGTGAAGGGCTTTATGACAACAGGCAGGGCATTCTTCACACAGTAGACCTTTTTGATCACGGGGTTTTTAAGACGGGGGCCATTCCGGAAGAAATGCAGGGGTTTGTTAGAAGGTATATCGGGAAGCTTCCGGATTTGCTTTACAAAGAACCCCTGAACGAGCTTTCCGGGATAGACTTTGCGTTTCTTGATGCGAGTCATACCGCGAAAGGCGTAGAAGCAGAGCTTAATTACGTTGATAAACACCGCGCAGAAGAGTGTGTAGTGTTTATTGACAATAGCAGGGACGAGGAGTGGGACGAGGTAGAGAAGTTTCTGGATTCCTACACCAAGTACCCTGTTGTTAATCTGGACACGATGCTTGGAACGGCAATAGTTCACATGAGAGGACGGGATGGCTACGGCGAAAAAAGCCAAGAAGGCGAGCGTAAAAAAAGAGACACCGCTTGATCAGGTGGTGGGCGTTCTGGAGAAGGTCGCAGCTGAGGTAGTTGCGCCCGGGTCCATTTCTGTTGTTCGAGAAGGCGGATCTACAACCATTGAATATACGGAGGTTGCATTCAGTATGCGCGGAGACGGCACACGCGTAGCTGAGCAGATCCCCGTGAAAGTCGAGGTGTAATATGTATGGGGCTCAGGGGTATTTTTCGGCAACGGCTGCGGGGACGGATGCGGCAACCAGTGCAACGCAGGCCGCCGATGAATCTCAGGCGTTTGTTGTAACAAATATCAGCGGACATGTGGATGAGGACCAAACGCTGACAATAGAGAGTCCCGCGTCCACAATCCTCTGGGAAGCCAAGATCGACGTAAGCGTGGAAGGGACATCCTTTAACTTTAATCCGATAATTCCATGTAAGAGAAATACAGCCGTGATCGGTAAGCTTGCGGGATCAAATGCCGATTGCCAAGTCACCATTTCAGGATGCGTAGTCTAGAGGGAGGCTAAAATGAGCGATACTACACTGACGCTCGGAAACTCTGTCGAAAGCTTCGACGGTGTTCAGGACCCAGCCCGTTCGGAACTCTTTCTCGTGAAGGATTTCGATCAGGAAACTAGTCCAGTTTTGTATTACAAGTACGAGTCTATGGACCCGCTTCAGACTGACACGCGTCACGACTCCAAGGAGGGTTGGGCCGAGCAGACCACTGCCTGCCCTGTCATTATCTCCGGCGGAGATGAGTATGATGCGCTGCTGAAGACCGACGATGGGCATGAGGTCAATGTCGATGACGGGTTCATTCTGGACTGGGAGGGAAGAGTCACGCGTGTAGTTGCAATCGACCAGAACGGGCTTGTTCTTGACGAGGCTCAGGCTAGAGCCCGCGAAACAACCTCGGGTGTGCGGTTGCGGCGATACACTGAGTGGGGATTCCGTCTCCGTAGGGCTACAAAGACAGATGGCCCGGAGCAACGGTTCCAGCTTATGGAAACCGAGAAGGTCCAGAGAGATCGCGCAGAAGGTCAAATGGCGAGCAGGCTCGAACAGGTGTTTTCTACTGTCCTTGACAAGATTGGCGTTGAATCCGGACCACCGACGAAAACAGGCGGACCCGAATCTGCGGCTGATCTTCTTGAGGCGTTTGATAAGCTCACTGACGATCCTCGGCAAGCCGCTGCGATTAGGGAGAGCCTTCTCGCTGAGTTAGAAACAAAGGCCGAACCCGAGGAGAAAACTAGCGAGGCGTAAATGTCTACATTTGCGGATCTGTATGGCGATCTGCTCAATCTCGGCGGTCAGGATTCAACCGGGGACGCACTGAGTATATCCAAGCGTGGCGTCAACCGTGCCTACAGGCGTATTCTCTCCCTGAGTGGACAGGTCTCATCTCAGCGCGAGTTCACACTTACCTCTGTGTCTGGGACCAGCCAGTATGGATCGGGTCCGTATGTAAAGCGCATTCTAAACATAGACGACCCCACTAACAATCGTCAGGTCGAGCAGATCACGAAGGGTGATTATGACGCTTTGTATCCGGGGACGACGACTTCAGGAGACCCGAGGAACTACTATATCCTTGGGTCTTTTGGCGTAAATGCCCAGCCTTCATCGGCAAGTGCGCTGTCTTTTGCGTCGGATGCGACCTCTGACAACGGGAGTATCAGGATCAACGGCTTTGTTTCTGGTGTTTACACCACAGAAGAGGTCACCCTGAACGGAACTTCTGCTGTCGCCTCGTCAAACAGCTACACGACAGTCGAAAGAATTACCAAGATTCAGGAAGATACGACAAACCACGCCGGAACAGTGACCGTAACATCCAATTCGGCGGCTGTTACTGTCGTAAAGATCCCCTTCCACATGGATTCACCGACACATCTCTGGGTTGAGTTCTATCCAAAGCCCGATGCGGCGATCACATACACCGTTCGGGCGGAGATGAACAAGCCAAACCTTATCAACGACGGGGATTGGCCTGATATAGACGAGGATTTCCACGATGCCATCCTGTATCTGGCTGCCGGAGAGGTGCTTCCGGTGTTTGGTCAGGAGGTTTTGGGTGCTCGGCTTATGCAGAAGGGTGAAGACCAGATAGATGCCTTGCTTGGAACACGCGTATCAAGGAATCTCGTGCGGCAGTTCGTGAATGTGACGACCTCAGCGTCTATCACACCCACCCGACCACTGATTAGTGGCGTAGACATACTGTAATGGCGACGATAAATAACCCAACAATAACCCCGGGGCTACAGACCTCGCCGATATTCAGGCTTAAGGGCATGAAGAGTCTGTTTTACCCGGACACTGCGCTGACTCCGGAGCATTGCGTTCTGATAAAGAACGTAAACTTCACTGAGCAACGCACAGTAGACGTGAAGGGCGGCTCATCGAAGTTCAATTCTGCCCAGATAACCGATGGCCCGCCTGTTGTGGGACTCTTTCAGGTTACCTACGCCAATGGCACCGTTGAAAACATAGAAGTTGCGAAGGCTGCTATACATACGAACGACGGATCAACAAGATCTGTCGTCACCGGTACCGCTGAGAAGACGGACAGCGAAACAGCGAAGATCCGGGCCGTATACATCGACGATAAAGTCGTTGCAACCGATGGAGCCAGCAGGCCGTGGACGAAAGCGCGTGGATCTAACTGTGTGCTGTGGGCAGACGCCGCCGGGGATGGTGTAACGGCCCCATTCAAGGCTAGTTCGGGTGACTTTGTTAAGGATTTCGTTGTACACAGGAACTATCTGTGCGCCCTGAACCTCAAGGAAAGCGGCACGCATCACCCGACTCGCATCCGTTACTGTGATGTGGACATCCCGCCCGACTCAGGGCTGGACATCTTCGACTGGCCGATCAAGCACGTCTATGACCTGTATGAGAATGGCCCTCCCATCGTCGGCGGAACGGACAACTTCGGACGGTTGCTGGTCTTCAAGGAAGACGGGCTGTATCCGTGCAGGCTTGAGTTTTCAAACGGGATGGTCGAGCTTGTCATCAATCCGGCAGAGGTTCGCAGAGGCTTTAGCCCCGTGGCAACACATTCCATCCTGTCGCGCCCGGAGTTTACGTGGGTTGTGTGCAGAGACGGTGCCTATATCGTTCGCCCCGACTTCAGTGTTGAGTGGGTTACACAGGACTTCCATAACAAGTGGACGCAGCTTGACCAGTCGAGGATACAGCACGCTGTCAGCTTTGTCAGGGAGCGGGACCACCAGATCAGGACGCTGGTTTCGACAACCGGAGCCTCGAACTACTTCGATCAGGTCATGGTGTGGGACTGGCAGTCCAATGATATATGGATTGATGAGCCAGCAAACGAGGTCTCCTACGCCACGTCATACTTTATTTCCAATAGGGAGTATGACTATCTGGGGACCGGGGATGGCTACGTGCTCAAGGGGAATGATCCGGATGTAGTCACAGACAACGGAGAAAATGTAGAGTTCGACATACACATGGCCCCGAATGATTTAGGGCACCCGGGAAGAACAAAGCGTGTCGTAAATCTCAGGAGTATCGTAAAGACTCAGCCCCAGACGAACTCAATTACCGTGTCGGCGATACGCAATCAGGGTCAGGTTCTGTCCAGAAACGGGAACATCAGTTTGGGTTCTCAGTTCGTCTGGGATCAGGGCGGCCTCTACTGGGACGATGGCGTTATGGCTTGGCCCGGAGGAACAACGACAACCGAAAACCTTTTCGTCAACAGAACGTGTGAAACGATTGCCCCTAGATGGACTGGAGATGGGACAGTCGGCCTTGTTGGTTACCAAGTAGAGTTCGTTCTGGAGGAGAACTGATATGGCAACATTCGCGGCACAGGGGGCACTCCCGGCTCCCGGCTCATCGATGGTGGCGGCTCCGCTTACGGATACCTTTAATCATATCATCAACACGATTAACGGTAACAATCTGGACCGCACGAACGTGGATTATACCAGTACGGACGGGATCATGGTCATGGATCAAGACCAGACCGTCACTTCCACCAAAAGCTGGGAGAACACAGCAGCCGCCGCTGGTGGCGTGCGCGAGGTGGCACAGTTCGGTATCGATCCGGGGTCGGGCACGGCGGCAGATAACGATGGTGGACGCCTGACGTTCTATGCCGACGATGACGGTGGGAACGAAACGGACATCGCACGCTTTGACTGGGTGCTGACGGACGCTTCCAACACTACGGAAGATGGGCGGCTTGACTGGTCCGTCATGACGGCTGGCACACTAGCCAGTGAGCTACAGCTGAGCGGTGCGAGCCTGAACCCAACGACAGACGCAGGTCTTGCGCTGGGGACGGCCTCCCTGAGATGGGGGACGGTATACGCCGACACCCTTGGTGACACGGGGCAGGCGCTGGGTGTTGCCGCTACGACATTCTCCTTTGATGCGGCATCGACGATAGACACGTCAGGAAATAACAACCTCACGATAGATGTAGGTAGTGGGGTTCTGGCTCTGGATGCCGCCACGCTGGACTCTGATGCGACGACACTTTCGTTTGATGCCGCCGCGACAATCGATACCAGCGGTAACAACAACTTGACGCTGAGTGCAGGGACAGCATCCCTCGTGGTCACTGCTGGCGATGTCACGGTCTATGATGACAACAACAATGCCGACACGAGTCTGGCTATTGGGACATCAGCCACAGAGAGCCTGTCCATTCAGGTGCTCAATGGCGCCAGCAACAAAACTGCTGAGGAAGTAAAGTTCGTCACAGCAACAGCATCGGCCACCGCCGATCACGGTAAGATGACATTTAACGTGGACGGCACTGATGTCTTGAGCATCGACGACGACGGCATCGCAATGGGGGCGGCCCGGACAATAGAGACCACGTCGGGCGCAATGACGCTAACGTCTGCGGCGGCGGCTACATGGTCTACATCGGCAGGGGCCTTGACGGTAAGCGGTAACGCCGGAGTAAACATTCAGGAAGATGGCACCGATGTAATCGCCATCGACACCTCTCGCGCAGTGGCTCTCACCCTTGGCAGTGATGCCACCGGAGACATCGTCTACCGAAATGCATCTGGGAAGTTAGCTCGTCTGGCAATTGGGTCGGACGGCGAAGTTTTAAAGCTTGCGTCGGGATTACCATCGTGGGCGTCCGAAACTGGCATCATCGATGCCGCTGTTGATGGTGGGGGCACTGCCTCCTACACGACCATTCAGGCTGCTGACGACGCTCTGGACGCTGCGCCGGGATACGTAATCCGCGTGGTCGGATCTCAGACGTACGCCGAGACGGTGACCGTCTCCACCAACGATAATACGATCTACATCGATGCGCTTACGGTCCTTACGTCCCTCGTTCTCTCGGGCGCACGTAACACAGTTATCTTCGGTGCGAGTTGCCAGATCACGGGAGCGTTGACGATCAGCGGTGCGAACAACAAGGTGGAGATGGGCGCACTGGCGAACTTGGATGGGGATGTCACATTGAGCGGGACAGGTAACGAGCTTCATCTTGGCGCGGGTGCGAACCTTGCGACGACGAAGACTCTCTTGCTCAGTGGGGCAAACAGCAAGGCGATCATCGGTGCAGAGTTTGCGTGTCCGGGCATCATCAACATGACCGCTGATGACACGTATCTGGAGCTTGGCAATCAGAGCGTGGTGACGGGTGCTACGTCATTGCAGACGGGAACAGGGCAGAAGATGGTGTGCGGGAATGAGGTGCAGTTAGTCGGTAACATCACCGTGTCCAGTGCCGATGCCGAACTGCATATGGGTAGCACGGCGGACATCGACGGCACGGTTGCACTGTCAGGAGCGAATAGCATAATGTCAGTGGGCAACAATTCAAGCCTTGCTCAAACCCTTGCCCTCTCGTCCACGAACATACAATTCATAGCAGGGCATACCGTTCAAGTCGGTGGCAATATCACTACGCCTTCGGCTCACGAATCAAGTCTGGTTTTTGGTTCGGATGCGGATCTGGACGGCACGGTTGAAATCGATGGTGGGCGCATGCTTTTCAAGGTGGGGGGGCAATCGAACCTTGCCTCTTCGCTTACCACTACTACGGGGGGTGGTGGTTCGCGGGTTACGTTGGGACAGGGTGTTGTAATCGGTGGAGACATAACGATCAGCCAAGCAGATATGATTTTTGAAGCCGAAAGCGCATGGGATTTCAACGGAGTCATTAACATCGACGCTACTGGCGACCGATGCAAGATGACGCTCGGCACGAACGGGAATCTGGCAAGCACGTTCACCTGCGCGGGGAGTATTTGCGAGATTGACATAGGTGGAATTTCGACTATCACCGGAGCGGTCTTGTATTCTGGCTCGGACATAAAAGCATATCACGGCTCACAGGGGATAATGAGTTCGACGTTCACTGTGTCTGGGCCAAGAAATACCATCGCGTTAGGAGACTTGGTTCAAGTTGTTGGAAATTATACGGTCAGCGAGGCAGCGAATACAATTAGCGCAGGGTCGTATTGGAACTTCGACGGCACGATCAACATCACCAGTGCGGGCGACCAGTGCAAGATGACGTTGGGCGCGCTCGGGAATCTGGCAAGCACGTTCACCTGCACAGGTCAAGAGTCGGAGATTACGATGGGTGGCAAATCGACCATCGTAGGTGCGTTCGCCCTTGCTGAGTCGCGACAACGATTCATCACGAATTCCGCAATCTTCTCAAGCACGTTCTCCACGTCTGAGAGCAGTTATGTGGATCTTGGGTCAAACACGC